TCGCTGGCGGGACGGGTTCGGACGGCACGATTACCGTCGTCACGACCCATAACGCCGAGTTTGGCGGCGGTGGTGGAGGCGGCTCAACGTCCACGCCCACATCAAGTGTTGGGGGCGGGTCGCTCTATGGCGGTGCAGGAGGCGGCACCGGCGGGCACCACAACGCGACCCCCGCAATCGTGGCGGGGGCGGCCGCGGGCGCGTCGGGCACTTACGCCGCTGGCACCGGCGCGGCAAAAGGCAACGATGGCGCGTCCCCGACGGTTGGCGCAAATGGGGCGGACAATACTTCGACGCAGGGTGGCGGCGGTGGTGGCGGTGGTGGGACGACCGTCACGGCCTCGACCGC